AGCCAATCGCACAATTTCTGCTCCAAGCATTAACTTGGAAGGTTGGTCGGGTCATTTTCCATCTTCATGGATGAAATTTGACAAGAAACATCGTGATAAGTTGGTGCAAGAGCGTAAAACCACAACATAAGCATTTATGCCGTTGTGTCATCCTAGAACCCAAAAGTGGCAGGAAAAAGGAAAAATATGTTGATAGATAACCCAGATGAGATGTTAGGTGAGTTAGAAGTTGTTGAAAAGCAAAAACTTGAAACAACTGTTGAGCCGATGAGTAATGACATTCCCGACAAGTATCGGGGTAAAGAGTTGTCAGACATCATCAAAATGCACCAAGAAGCTGAGAAGTTAATTGGTAAACAGGCTCAAGAGGTTGGTGAAGTACGCAAATTAGCAGACGAACTCATTAAGCAAAACCTTGCTGGTAAACCTCAACCTATTAAAGAGGAAGAACCTGAAGTAGATTTCTTTGAGAATCCACAGGCGGCTGTTCGTAAGACTGTTGATAACCATCCTGATGTACTTGCGGCTAGACAAGCTGGTCAAGAGTTCAAAAAGATGCAAATTCAGCAAAAGTTAGCGTCAGAACACCCTGATTTTGGTCAGATTGTTCAAGACCCAGACTTTGCAAATTGGGTGAAATCTTCACCTGTTCGCATTGGTTTGTACGCTAAAGCTGATGGTGAGTTTGACTATGACAGTGCTAATGAATTGCTCAGTACCTATAAGCAGTTGAAGGGCGTTAAGGCTAAACAGACTAATGAAGCAGGGGAAACTCAGCGCAAGTCAAACCTTAAAGCGGCGACAGTTGATGTAGGTGGAAGTGGAGAGTCTGGAAAGAGAGTCTATCGCAGGGCAGACCTTATTCGGCTGAAGATGACTGACCCAAACCGCTACGATGCCTTGAGTGACGAGATCATGCAAGCGTATCAAGAGGGTAGGGTTAAATAACTTAACTTTTGATTTTATTGGAGTACACAAATGGCAACATCATTTTCCCCCACAAACTCAGTCACAGTAACAACTGCTGACAAATTCATTCCTGACATTTGGTCAGATGAAATCGTAGCGTCTTACAAGAAAAACTTGGTTCTTGCTAACCTAGTTATGAAGATGAACTTCAAGGGCAAGAAAGGTGACACTGTTCACATTCCTGCACCTACCCGTGGTTCTGCTGCTGCTAAAGTCGCTGAAACAGCAGTCACTTTGATTGCCGCTACTGAGTCTGAAGTCACTGTATCTATCAACAAGCACTATGAATATAGCCGCTTGATTGAGGATATTGTTGAAGCACAGGCTTTGAACTCTATGCGTCAGTTCTATACCTCTGATGCTGGTTACGCCTTGTCTCGCCAAGTTGACACCGACTTGATTCAGTTGGGTCGTACAGCTAATGGCGGTTCTACTGGCGCTCAGTATGGTTCTGCTTTCATCGGTGGTGATGGTACAACTACCTTTGACTACACCGCAAACACCAACGCTGGTAATGCGTCTGCTCTGACTGATGCCGCTATTCGCCGCACCATTCAGCGTTTGGATGACAACGATACTCCTATGGACAATCGTTTCTTCTTGATTCCTCCCTCAAGCCGCAACACTTTGATGGGTCTGGCTCGCTACACCGAACAAGCATTTATCGGTAATGGCGATGCAATCCGCAATGGTGAAATCGGTAACCTGTATGGTATCCCTGTGTTCACTTCCAGCAACGCTGACTCAGCATCTGCTACAGCCGCTTTCCCAACTAGCGGTTCTGCTATTGCTCGTGTCTGCTTGATGGGTCACAAGGACTCTATGGTTCTGGTTGAGCAAGTTGGTGTACGTTCACAAGTTCAGTACAAACAAGAGTATTTGGCTACTCTGTTTACATCTGACACTTTGTATGGCGTTGCCGCTTTGCGTAATGCCGCTTCTGTGGGTGCGGCTAAGTCCTCATCCATGTTTGCTTTGGTTGTTCCTAGCTAATAGTAGTTTCCCCCTGCCTTAGTGGTGGGGGGACTTTTTAACCTAATTAGGAGAAATCAAAATGGCATCAGCAACAGCAGTCGTTTCCCGCAGGGGCAATGACCAATTTCGTGGTCTGTTTACAGATACTTGGGATGTTTCATGTACTTTAGATAGCGGCTCAGTCGCTACTACAGCTACAGCTACAGACACAGTAACTGTTGCAGGAGTGGCTTTGGG